AGAAGACTAATATGACAGTTGCAATGACACAAAAAAATGAATTGGCTCAATTTAATCCAGAGCAAGTGGCTTTAATTAAAAACTATTTGTGCAAAGGCATTAATGACGATGAGCTAAAACTTTTCCAAGCCGTCTGTAAAAAGACGGGCCTTGATCCTTTTATGAAGCAAATTTATGCAGTTAAACGAAAAGACCAAATGACTATTCAAACTTCTATTGATGGTTATAGGCTTATTGCTGAGCGTACAGGACGTTATTGCCCCGGTAGGGAGTCTACCTACGTCTATGATGGAGATAAGCTCGTATACGCGACTTCTTACGTTAAGAAGCAAACTGCTGATGGCACATGGCATGAAGTTGCAGCATCCGCTTATTTTGATGAGTATAAACCAGCCTATTCCAATCAATTTTGGGATTCTAAAAAACATATCATGCTTGCTAAGTGCGCAGAGTCTTTAGCTTTAAGAAAGGCATTTCCAAATGAGCTTTCTGGAATTTATTCTGATGATGAAATGCAACAAGCGACAAACCCTGCAATTGAAACATTTATCTCTCTTCAACAATATGAAGAATTGAGTGACTTGCTTTCTAAATGCACAACTGAATACCAAACCAAGTTTAAAAGCTGGCTAGTTGAGAGAAAAAACATTCCTTCATTGCAAAGCCTTCCGCTGTCTTGCTATGAAAACATTAAAACACGGTTAACTGAGAAAGCCCAAGAAAATACGGTTAAATACGGAGACGACGCAATTAATGGCTGAAGGATACGAAGTTCAACGATCTCCTGCATGGTTTGCTTGGAGGCGCGCTCATTTAGGCTCGTCAGATGCCGCAGCAATTTTAGGTGTCTCACCTTGGAAAACCGCTCTTGATCTTTATAATGAAAAAGTGAACCCGCAAGAAACTCTTACTAACTCAAACTTTGCAATGCGTAGAGGGGTGGAATTAGAACCACTCGCATTGGCTAAATTTGAGGATGAGACCGGCTATCTTATGACTCCGAGGGTTTTGACTCATCCAAAATATGAGTGGATGAGCGCTTCATTAGACGGCCTAGAATTAGATAATGCTTGTGCATGCGAAATAAAATGCCCGGGCCGTTCAGATCATGAACTTGCTTTAAAAGGCGTCGTACCGGAAAAGTACATCCCTCAACTTCAGCACATAATGGAAGTTTGCCAGTTGGAGGAAATCTACTACATGAGCTATATTTCTGACTCAAATTTCACAATTTTTACAGTTAAGAAGGATCATGAGTATACAACCAGACTATTACAAGCAGAGCTTGACTTTTGGCAAAGAGTGCAAGACCGCAATCCCCCAAAGCCAACCGATCGAGATAATATCGAGATCAACACTCCGGAATGGACAAACCTTAGCGACCAATTCGCGGTCCTCTACACAGAAAAAAAAGACCTTCTCGATAAGCTCAAAAGGTATGAATTTATCGAAGAAAACATCCGAAAAGAGCTCATACACCTGGCAAATCAAAAATCTGCATGCGGAGCCGGAATTAAACTAACAAAGTCTATTAGACGAGGACATATCGATTATGTAAGGATCGCCGAGATTTTAGAAGTCTCACATGAAATGCTAGAGTCAAACAGAAAACCATCTACTGAATCATGGAGAATTAGTTTTCAAGGAGAAGAAGAATGATTATTTTAGCTTTGATTTTACTTTGCAATGTGGGCGTTCCTCACGGATACCCACCGCAAGACCCAAAAGGGGCTAATGGAGCCAAGCAATATATGACTATATCAGCTTAAATATGATAGCCAAATATATCAAAAAAAAGAGCGGCCAACCAACCAGGAAACGCCGCTCAGTGTGCACATAACAAAAGGATCGAATGAAAAATGAAAATGAATTGTTTTTTGCAACTACCAAAAAAATAGGAGTTTTTTGATATCTGGAATTTAACAGAGCTTTTATTTATCAGCTAATTTTTTTTTATCTGCTAGACTTTCAAGCCCATAAAATTCTATAAATCTAGTGCGAAGAACGATTTCAGTAGTATAGAACCGCTGCTTACATTTAGTGCATCTAACGCGAAACCGCATGTAAAAATCATCGTTAATTTTTGAATCATATTTAAAAGTTACTTTGGGTAAATAGTTACACAGATGCTCACAGCTTTCGTCATGCTCATCTGCAATATCTTTAGCTGTCTTTTCCCAATATTGCGCTTTTCCATAACCAGATTTGTCTATAGGAATCATGTTAATAGTCCCCCAAAAGTTCAAGTATACCTTTAGATAGCTCTATAGCTACATGTCTTTCCATTGTGATGATTTGCTCGAGATTCTCCTTACGATCGTAAAATTCAAGAACAACTTTGTTGCCATCTTCTGCTTCGTAGTAGTCAATCGTCGAGCGCCTGTTAATCACTTTTTGTCTTTAATCTTGGCTGTAGGCTTTCTTTTTACGTTGAGAGCAATTGCAACGGCTTGTTTTTGCGGGATCCCTTCAGCCATTTCTCTTCGTATGTTTTCAGAAACTGCCTTTTTGCTTTTAGATTTTATAAGCGGCATCGCTATTTCTTCTTTTTTATAGATTTAATCAGCTTAGAATCGTCTTTGCCCATCTCTTTGTATTCTTTCTTGTCTTCTTTAAGATGCTTCACAACTTTTTTCATTTTTTTATCTTCTTTACAACCCTTCATATGACCCCAAATTAAATTTTCTTCAATGTATTAAACTTTCCTTTACATCGCAAGAATTTAGACGTGATGTTAAAATTTCGTACCAACGAAACGAAATTTTGAGAAATATTTACATGTCAACTTGCTATCAACTTGATTTATTTGAGTCCAATGACCCAATAACACTTATCCAAAAAGATTTCAGACTTTTAGATAAGAAATGTCAAAATGTCCAAAGAGGGCTTTTTGCTCGCTTTGCAACAGTTCAAGAAGAAATGGAAGCTTTAAGAGACATTTGCTATCAATTAAGGCATGAACTTGACACATTAAAAGGCGAAAATGTTCATACCGCTCAAATTATAGAAATACACCAAGGAAAACGATGAAAAAATTACTTGCACTCACATTTTTGAGCTGCTCATCTCTTAGCGCATCTTTAGAAAATAATGCCTACGTATACATTGACGAAAGCGAACCAAATGACTTAAGCGCATGTATCATGTATGAAGACCACTACTATTATGCGCCAAGACTTGAGCATTATATGAAATGCCCCTGCAATTACGATTAAATCATAACGTATTTAGTTTAAAAAGAAATAAATTAAATCGAAACAATTTGATATAAAATACTGTAAGTTACTGTATTATTATTTGCTGCATTTCCGGAAATTTCAGTTGAAATAGGATTTCCAAAATAAAGTGCTTTATTATCATAATTGCTATTTGCAGAATCTAACGTTGTAATATTTCCGGTTGTAAAAGAAGTCACGTTTGCACTTATAAATGTGTCCTGACAAAGTACAGTTGTTGCCGAAAAATTAAATGAAGAATTCCCATAATATAATAAAATTCCTTGATTTAACCCTGCTATAAAAACGTTTGATCCGCCATAATTCAATTTTGCAGATACTTTAAGAATTACAATAACTTTACCTGCGCCCGGGGCGGCTATGGCTAATACTGGAGTAGCAAACAAAGATTTTATTTGCAAACTTGTTAAAGTTCCTGTAGCGTTTAACAGTCCTGAAGATGTCGATAAATCAATCGAGCTTGCACTTCCCACTATTGAAACAGTTCCATTCGATGATGAAAGGGAAACTTGCCCAAAACCATTAGGCGAAACGGGAAATGTTCCTGACGTGCCTGTTCCGCCTGTGAATTCTAAAACTCCACCACTTGATGATGACCCGTTATTAAGTGATCCTGATTGACTCATATAAATCTTCTTTTTTATGTTTTTTAAGCAATTACATATTCTGTGATAACTATTATTGCCGATGATCCATTTCCGCCAGCTCGAGCAACTGAATTAAATCCTAAAGCGCCTCCACCTCCAGCACCGTTACCACCTGCGGCTGTTCCTGCAGCTCCAGCAACCAATCCTAGGGCACCTCCACCAAAAGGACTAGAGCCACCGTTACCCATCATAGAAAATGTGGCAAAAGAACCTGTGCTGTTACCTCCGGGTTGACCTGGTGACCTAAAACTACCTCCAGCGCCTCCAGTCCCTCCAGCTCCTCCTGCAGTTGTTTGTCCTGCAGCAACAGCAGCAGCTCCGGCACCACCAGCTCCACCAAATGCGGTAATCAATGCTCCTAAAGCAGTTGTATTAGCTCCGGCAGTACCATTATTTGCGCCTGCTGCACCTCCAGCGCCACCTGCTGGACATGTGACTGCCTGAGATGCGCCAATTGTCGCAGCACTGAATACGCCTCTAGCATATTCTCCAGCTCCACCGGCTCCCGCTTGTGCAGATTGTGCAGCAGTACAAGCAGCAACACCGCCGCCGCCTCCTCCAGGTCCACACATTTCAACAACACAAAAAAGCATACCAGAAGTAGGCGTATAGGTTCCATTAGCCACAAAAGTTTGAATAACAACACTTAGAGCCCGCATGGCAAGAGTTCCGGCCGCATTTGTAGCAGGAAATCTGCTGTTTGCTGTCGTCAGTTCGCCTACGACGTTTGCAGCTGTTGAGTATAGTATTTGTTGTGATGTTGTCGTAGCTGGATAAGTAGCTGTACTCCACGCTGGAGCTGCTGCGGCTGTTGATTGGAACATCCTTCCCGTGGCTCCGGGTCCTACGAGAATACTTGGGACGCCGGTTGCACTCGTTACAAGAGTTCCGTTGTTTGCTGTAGCCAATGCGGACATTACGTTAGCTGCAGAGGCATACAAAATTGTGTTTATTGCGTTGGTAGCAGGATAAGTAGTTGTTGACCAAGCAGCTGGCGCGCCTGACCTTAAAATAGCTCCTGCGGTACCTGCAGCAAGAACGCTCGGGATGCCGGTTGTTCCGGTTACAACTACACCGTTGTTGGCTGTTGTTATTTCACCGATTACGTTAGCAGCCGATGAAAACAAAATACGATTTATAGTAGTAGTAGCTGGATATGTCGCAGTGGTATAAACGTTATTTGTTCCGTCAGACCTTAAAATTACACCTGCACCACCGCTTGTATTTGGATAAGTGGGAGTTGATGCAATATAATTAGTACCATCTGAAATAATTACTTTTCCTGCTGTTACAGAAGCATTTGGATAAGTAGGTGTGCTTGAAACAATGTTAGTTCCATCTGAAATTAATATTTTACCGCTTGTTCCGGAAACAGATGGATATGTGGCTGTACTATATTCAGATGCAGTTGCAATCCCTTGACCTTGTAAAATTGTTCCAAGAGCGGCTGTTTTGTTATTAGCGCTGTTTATTGTTACCATTTGATTCCTTAAGCGATTGTTACGTTGCCAACACTTGAAATAACATTGTAAACCGTACTAGCCCCTGAGACGACACAAACTAACTCAACTGAGTCTCTTGTTGCAGCTGATTGTAAAAATCCTGTTGCTCCTAGTGTTGTGCTAGCGTTTCCAAAAAAGATTTGCTGGTTAGCGTTTTGAACAATTTTCCATCCTAATGCTGTGTTAATCCCAGTAACCTTTATTATGTCACCAATTGCGGCTGTTGCCGGAAGCGTCAAAAGAAGCGCACTTGCTTTGTTACAAATATAACCGTTATTTACCAAGGCTGTTTGATCTATTGTAATGACTGACCATACTAATGTAGTGGCAGCAACAACACCAAGTTGACCTGTGGTCGAATCGATGCTTAC